GAACTACCGGGTGGTAGGCCGTGGGACATCTGAAATTCAGTATCCTACGGGTGGCATGTTAGACCTCAACAGGCGTTGTCACGCTGTGTAAGACCTCAACAGGCAACAGAACCAATTACCCCTCGTGTGTGTCAGTCGAGTTGAATTGAGAGTGAGTTGGAACTTGAAGGGGGAACGCCTTGTTCCTCATAGGAGAGGTATTGAGGGCGGAATATCAGATCGTGGAGCTCCATTGGAGCCGGTAACTTCTTGTAAGTCGCCGGGCTCCAGAGCTTCGCGTTGTGCCTGATGGCACCCGATGTCCGCCTTTCTGTCACGATTTGGAATAGTTGTGACAGCGGGACACTACTGTCGAACAGTAGATTGATGCACTCGCTTGCAACCGCGCGAGTGTATACATCAGTCCCCGCATTCTTCTCCCCCACCACAAATGGCTTCGGAACTCTCTTTGACGCGACCTGCCAGGTTTTCCAGTTGGATTCTTGGTGGGCGAGGCTTATCGGGCGTCGTTTGGCCCAGTTGAGGACTATCATGCGCGCGATGCGCAGATCCTTCTCTCCTGGTTCTACATGCCCGACGAGTCCGACCCCACCGATCCACTCTGGTACGAACCAGGGCAGGCGGGTTGTGTCAAGAAGTTTTCTGTGGTGGTTGATAAAGGCGTTGTGTGCTTCCCCCTTTAGATGGAGGGGGGCTAGTCTCATGAGTTCGCGATACCGCGTACCCAGGTTGTTTCGGGGGTCGTCTTGGTCGTTGAGACCTACGGAAAGCCCCGAGCGTTTGAGGCCGAACAGAAGCCCGACGTTCAAATACCTGGTGAGGCGGAATGGGATGGCACGTGTGATAGTCCTGGTGACTCTCACCTTCTGGGCGCCTGAGTAGCGTACCGGGGGTGGTTTCCACTCAGTCTTCTCGTAGGTTACCGTGAGAGGGTCCTCCTCACTTCGGACGAATTGTGTTGAGTTGATCTCCACAAAGTCCTTGGTGAAGTAGGTCTTCCCCACTGATTCCTCGAGACCCACAAAGGCTGTGATGAGTTTCCAGGCTTGCCGTCCCGTTTCTGTGCACTTAATTGCGCAGTCATCCCCGTTGATCATGATCGGGGCGTCGCGAAGCGTGAAGGTTCGACGTTGGTCGACTTCCACTGCCCAGCGGCATGCTGCTGCATTTATAATACACAGAATCACGAAGCTCGTGATGCTCCCCATGAGCTGTCCTCGCTGTTGAGGTTGTCCGCGCAGAATGTGACCGGTGAGGCTGCTCTCGAGCAGTCTCCGCTCCACTGGGTACAACTCCTTCTGGTTGCTGACTTCATCTGCAGCACAGTTGGAGGCCCAGCTGAAGAGGCCGTTTGTCGCATCTGCGTAGTCCCCGGAGAGGTACCGTTGTTCGGCAGCTAGTTGGTTTCCCAGTCGGTCTGAGATGTAGATCTCGTCGACTGGTTTTCCTATTAGTTCAAATGCCGGGTGGTGCCTCATCTCGGTGTGGAGTGACTTCCACACAGCGCGGAGCATGGTTTGTATGAAGGGAGGCCCTTTGGTGATCACTCGGTACTTGAGGGGCTCAGGCAGGGCCACTGGCTCTGCATTGGGCTCCTCTTGTGCCGCCGCTGACAGGACTCGGATCCATAGAGTCCGGAAGGCTGCGTCGTACCCGGGTGTGAACTCTAAACCCTTCCTACTCCATTGCTCATTTTCCATCTGTTCCGACTCATCTCTCTCTCTCGACTTTGTCTCAGTCTCGTGTGAGTAACCTCCGTGGACTCTCAGTCCCGTCATAAGAGTGGGGTGCTCTAGGATCGCTCCTATTGCTCCCGCATTCTTCCGGTTCATGATGTAGTTTGCGGAGGTGCTCGGGAAGAACGCCTGTGTCCTCTCGGCGGTGGTGAGGGGTTTCCCGTGGAATAGTTCTCGTACTGTCCGTCGGATCTGGTGTTCCCAGGTCTGGCGGTTTAGAACGAGTTCGACTCCCGCGGGATACCTGTCCCACTCCGACCAATTGGCCAGGGTGTTGTATCCCTTCTGCTGTTCTTCGGGTTTAGTGGTTAACTTCAGTACGGCGGCCTCCTCCTGCTTACGTAGCGTGGCCCTGCTTGTGTCGCGAGGCATTCCCTTCTTCGATTGTTTGATCGAAGCGAGGAACTCTCGTTTCCATTCAGGACTAGCCCGTTGGAGCATTAGTTGAGACCACCGTCCCAGACGCCCACTGAAGAGAGCCCCGGGGTGGTCCTTTCCCGTGAACGGAGGTACCGGAAGTGGAGGACAGTGGTGATGAAACGCAAAGTACGCGCTAAGCTTGTACTTCGTCAATTTCATCCAGCCCACACCTTCTTCCCCGGCCAACTCCGTCCAGTGGTCGATGGACCCCTTCAGGGGCGCCTTTCCTTTGAACCCGAACATTCGGCAGATCACGAGAAGCACATTGAGACATTTGACAATTTCGGCCCTGTGCTTTGGGCTGGAGCTTTTCCCTGCTACCATG